AATATTTTTAGTGGAATGAAAAAAACATTTTATCAAACAAATATATGGAAATCACATAAAAAAGTAGATATATATGTTGTCCCACCAAAAACAGGATTTTACACGGAACTTACAGACCCAAAAATAATTGGTGCTACAATCTATGGAAAAGATTTTGGTGGAGCTTTTGGTAAAGATAATTGTAATATATTATTACAAGCAAAAGAACCACTTAGGTTATCACCTATGGTTGATGATGAGGGTGAATTAGGAGGACTTAACTTAAACACATCAACTGCAGGACATATCACTTTCAATCCAGACATACCAAAAGACCGAAAAGTTACACAATATCTACCAGTATTCCAGTTAAGACATACAAAGGATATGATTTGGGGATATAAAGATGGTGGTAAAACAAAATTGTTTGCAGGTGGTCGTTACTTAATAATGCCACAAGGTCAAGCTACAGGAACAAAAGTATAATGAGAACACAATTACTTTGTACATTTACAAAAAGAAATAATTTTAAGGATACGATAAACGTCATCATAGCCTGTAATGAAATAGTCTTTGATAAAATTTATGTGTTTCAAAATGAAGATGACCAAAATCAATTAATCTGTACATACAATGTGGAGTATGATGAAGACGCTATACAAGATGTTCCAGACACGATATCTCTACATAGAAAAAAGAATTCAAACACACTTTACACGATTAACGCTTTAAACGATTTAATTCGTGAACTGAATGGTGGTAAACTAGACAAGTCATTTCCAATAGAATGGAACAATTACAGAAATTGTTTATTACTTACAAACGAAACTGGTTTGAATAAAATACCGACGAGAATATATTCAATAGTAGATATAAATACTTGGGAAAAGTAAGCAAAAATAATAACTTTTAGAGAGTATATATTATACTTATAAATGAATCAGTTATACTGATTAAAAATTAAAAACTTAACAATTAACTAATGAGGAATAAACAATGGATTTAAACGCAATCAAAAACCGTCTTAATCAACTTCAGACAACATCAAACAGAACATCAAACTTATGGAAACCATCACCTGGTTCACAAGTAGTTAGGATAGTTCCTTACAAATTCAACAAAGACAATCCTTTTATTGAGTTGTACTTTCACTATGATTTAGGTGGAAAGAATTATCTTTCACCAATGTCATTTGGAAGACCAGACCCAATCGAAGAGTTTGCTCAGAAATTGAAAGCAACTGGTTCAAAAGAAGATTATCGTCTTGGTAGAAAAGTAGAAGCCAAAATGAGAACTTATGCACCAGTAGTTGTTCGTGGAGAAGAAAATCAAGGTGTTAAATTTTGGGGATTCGGTAAAACAGTTTATCAAGAACTATTATCAATAATCGCTGACCCAGACTATGGTGATATCACAGACCCAGTTAGTGGACGTGACGTTGTTGTAGAATTCAAAACAGCCGAAGAGACGGGTAAATCCTTTCCATCAACAAACATTAGGGTAAAACCTAATCAAACTCCAATTACAGAAGATGCGTCTACAATGGAAACCATCAAAGACACTCAGAAAAACATTACTGAGATTTATCAAGAACAATCCTATGATGAATTAACAAGTGCTCTAAATGAGTATTTAAATGGTTCGTCAGAAGAGGGTGAAGAATCTTCAGAATCAGAAAGTAATGAGAACACAAAGACCTTTGATGCAAAAGAAACCTCAGATGCATTTGATGACTTATTCAATAGCTAAATGAAAAACCGTGGGTGGTTATCTCACGACAATCACCCACACTTAATTGGAGAAAAATATGTCTACAAGAGACGAATTAGCTGGTGTCTTAGCTGACACCTTAAATAAACAATTCAAGGATATGAAAGTTGCATATTTCTTGGATGGTACAGACTCAACACCAACAGACATAAAAGAATTTGTGTCTACTGGTTCTACAATGTTAGATTTAGCAATATCAAACAAACCAAATGGTGGTATTGCAGTTGGTAGAATTACAGAACTAAATGGACTTGAGAGTAGTGGTAAATCATTACTTGGAGCTCATATGTTAGCAGAGACACAAAAGAAAGGTGGTGTTGCAGTTTACATCGATACCGAGACAGCAGTTAGTACAGAGTTTCTATCGGCGATTGGGGTTGATGTAGACAATATGTTATATCTACACTTGGAAACTGTAGAAGACATTTTTGCAGCTATTGAAGAGATAACTGCAAAAGTTCGTGAATCAGACCGAGATAGATTGGTTACAATCTTAGTTGATTCTCTTGCAGCCGCATCAACGAAAGTTGAGATGGAAGCCGACTTTGATAAAGACGGATGGGCTACATCAAAAGCTATCGTGATATCAAAAGCAATGAGAAAGATTACTCAAATGATTGGTAGACAAAAAATCGCACTTGTATTTACCAACCAACTCAGACAAAAACTTGGAGTTATGTTTGGAGACCCTTGGACTACAAGTGGTGGTAAAGCTCTACCATTTCACGCTTCAACTCGAATCAGATTAAAAAATCTAGGTCAAATCAAAAAAGGTAATGACATCATTGGTATGAAGATTAGAGCTCAAGTCATAAAGAACAGACTAGGGCCACCTATGAGACATGCTGACTTTGAACTTTACTTTGAAACTGGTATTGATGATTTTGGAAGCTGGTTAAAGGTTATGAAAGAACATAAACTTGTTAAACAAGGTGGTTCTTGGTACACAATGGAAAACCATAAAGGTAAAGAACTAAAGTTTCAGTCTAAAGATTGGAATGAACAATTAGAAGATGAAGAATTTAAGGAACATTGTTATAATATGATTTGTGATAAAATTATCCTTAAATACGAGAAGAACTTTGGTATCGATGACATTGTAGTAGAAGAGGAAGTAAGTGAGTAATAAAAAGTATCTATCTATTCTTGATGAAATAAAGAATAAAGGTGGTTCACTTGATGACGGAAAACCTGATGATAAAGTGCTAATTGTAGATGGACTAAATACTTTTCTAAGAGTATTTTCAGTTATACCAACTACTAACGATGATGGTATTCACGTTGGTGGAATAGTTGGTTTTCTACGAAGTTTAGGTCATACTATTGGTATGTTTAGTCCCACTCGAACTATCGTTGTTTTCGATGGTAAGGGTGGGTCTACCCGTCGTCGAAAGATATATCCAGAATATAAACAAAACAGAAGAACCAAATATCGTGTAAATCGTTCATATGATTTTGCATCTGAAGAAGATGAAAAACAAAATATGATTATGCAGATACAGAGAACAGTTGAGTATTTAGAGACTCTTCCACTAACTGTATTATCATATGACAATATAGAAGCCGATGACACGATTGGTTATTTGTGTAAACAAGTTTTTACACATTCAAAACAAGTCGTAGTTATGTCAACCGATAAAGACTTTCTTCAATTAGCTAATGGTAGGACAAAAATATGGAGTCCAACTAAGAAGAAGATTTATGATGAACAAGCTGTATTTGATGAGTTTGGTATAACTGCAAAAAACTATATTTGGTATCGAGTTTTAGATGGTGATAAATCTGACAACATAAATGGTGTTCGTGGACTTGGTTTAAAGACAATCAAAAAAAAGTTACCGTTTTTGTGCGAAAACGAGATATGTAATATAGATAAGGTTATTGATATTTTACCAGAATCTTCAGATATAATTGATAGAAATTATAAATTAATGCAGTTACAAGATGTTGATATATCAGGTTCTACGAAAGGTAAAATAATAGACAGAGTAAGTGAACCAATAAATCGGTTAGTAAAGTATAAGTTTCAAACAATGTTTTTAGAAGATAAACTTTATAGTGCTTTACCTAACGTGGATAGTTGGTTATTAAAAACATTTAATCAATTAAATCAATACGCAGAGAAGAGTTATAATGAGTGAAACCCTAACGCAATTTGGAACATCATTTCAATCCAAAATCATAGCTTCATTGTTAGGTGATATAAAATTCTTACAGACTATTAATGACATACTAGAACCAAATATGTTTGATTCTGATTCAAACAAGTGGTTGATAAAACAGATTCGTAATTATTATTATGAATACAAAAAACAACCAACCTTAGAGGTTCTAAAAGTTAAATTAGAAAATATCGATAATGATGTTTTGAAAACAGGT